AAACCACTAATAGTGAGATCCAAAAACAACAGTTAGAACGTTTCCAAAAATCTACTGACTCTGTATTCAATAATAATTTCAAAGGTTTTGACTTTAACGTTGGAGAAAAAACTTATAGATACAATATTAAAGACGTTCAAAATGTTAAAGAGTATCAAAGCGATATATTTAATTTCGTAGGAGAGTTCCTTGACGATAAGAATATGATGCAAGATGCAAAGGGATATCACAAAGCTTTATATGCTGGTAAAAACATTGATAAAATTGTTAAACACTTTTATGATCAAGGTAAAGCAGATGCTGTAAGGGAGAGTGCTGTAAGCGCTAAAAACATTGATATGTCTCCAAGAACTGCAGCACCTGTTGTTGATACTGGTGGTAAAAAGTTTAGAGTATTAAGTGGTGAAGATAGTTCTAGTTTGAAATTTAAAATTAGAAATAAATAACAACTTAAAATTTAAACAAAATGGGATTTAATACGTCTTTAGGACTAGCTGGTGACTATTCTTTAACAGGATCGCCATCACAAGTCGTAAGCGCGAACAACTATTTGGACCTAGCTAATACAGCTAACCAAGGTTGGGCGCAACAATACCTACCTGAGTTGTACGAACAAGAAATCGAAAGATACGGAAATCGTACAATTAATGGATTTTTGGCTATGGTAGGGGCAGAAATGCCTATGGCCTCTGATCAAGTAGTATGGTCTGAGCAAAACAGATTACATATTGCTTATAAAAACAAAACTGGAAACCAAACAGCTGTAGCTGATGTAAGTGAGAATACAATAACATTAGGTAGTGATTATACTAACTCTGTAAGAGTAGGTGCTACTGTAATTGTTACTGATTCTGCAACAGGACTTAACACTATTGTGTGTAGAGTTTCTGTATCATCTGGTCAAGTTATTACAGCACAACCGTATAAGACAGCTGATATGTCAGGTACTCTTTCTGATGGTGGTGTAAATGTGTTTGTATTTGGTTCTGAGTTTGCTAAAGGATCTCCTTCTATGGTAGGTGAACTTAAGCCAAGCTTTACTAAATTTGACAACAGACCAATGATTATTAAAGATCACTTTAAAATCTCTGGTTCTGATACTGCTCAAATTGGTTGGGTTGAAACAATTGATGAGTCTGGACAAACAGGTTATTCTTGGTACATGAAATCTGCTAGTGAAACTAGATTAAGATTTGAAGATTACGTTGAGATGACTATGATTGAAGCTGTAAAAGGTGTTCCTGGTGCTTCTGTTGCTGATACTGCAATGGGTATTGCTGGTGAGAACTTTGGTAGTGAAGGTTTATTTGAAGCTATCGAAACAAGAGGTAATGTATTTGAAGATTTAGCTTCTTTAGCTGATTTTGATTTAGTACTTAAAAATCTTGACAAGCAAGGTGCAATCGAGGAAAACATGTTATATGTAAATAGAGATTTAGCTCTTACATTTGATGACATGATGGCTGGATTAAACTCTAACTATCAAGGTGGTGCTTCTTTCGGAGTATTTGAAAATTCTGCTGACATGGCGTTAAACTTAGGTTTCTCAGGTCTTAGAAGAGGTTCTTATGACTTCTATAAGTCTGACTGGAGATACTTAAACGATGCTACTGGTAGAGGTGGTTTTGGAGATGTTTCTGGTGTTTTAATTCCTGCTGGTGTTTCATCTGTATATGATGAAGGATTAGGAAGAAATATTAAAAGACCTTTCTTACACGTAAGATATAGAGCTTCTCAAACTGATGATAGAAGAATGAAGTCTTGGGTAACAGGATCTGTTGGTGGTGCATCATATATCGGAGACGATTATATGGAAGTACACTATTTATCTGAAAGATGTTTAGTTGTACAAGCTGCTAATAACTTTATTCTGTTAAAAGAATCATAATTAATAACCTTTAAAACTAAATAAAATGGATAAATTTTTATATTTTGCAGACGGTAACGGAGCAAACGCAACAGGTGAGGCTGTGCTAATGCCTTTATCAGCTTTTAGAGGTGCAGACCCTATTGATGCAACTTCATTGCTATTGTTTTTTGCACCACAACAAATTGGTGATGCAGTAGCTACAGGTGATGTTGTTGATCAAGTAGACTTAACAATAACTAGTAATACTCATAAAAAAGTATTACAAGATATTTGTAAAGCTATAAATGCACAAGGTATTAGTCTTGGAGATGGATTTGTCAATATTTGCGATGCTGATAACTCAGTTTTTGCTTCTAGTGATATTTCTGGCTGCGCTATTACATTAGCTGCATAAATTACTTTTTAAACCAAAGGCGTCTTTATGGCGCCTTTAGGTTTATTTTTAAACTATTTAATTATATTATATTATGGCAAAAAAGAAAAAAGAAGTATTGGTTGAAGAACCAGTACAAGTAAAAAATACATCTCCAAAGTGGGAGATGAAAGATAGACAATACTATTTAAAAAAAGATGGTAGACCTTTGACTTATGTTTTACAATCTAAGTCAACTAGAAAAAAACCATTACTATGGTGGGATGACGATAAAAATATTAACAGAGAAATGAGATACTCTAGTAATCAAAAATCTATATTTGTTGATGAACAAGATGACAATGTAATGTTAGATCACGTAATATTTGAAGACGGTGTTTTATTTGTTCCAAAACAAAATCAACCTTTACAAAAATTATTATCTTTATACCACCCTAAAAAAGGTGTTGTTTATAGTGAATTAGACGAAGTAGCAGAAGCTAAAGAAGATTTAGTTGATATTGAAACTGAAATGAAAGCTTTAAACACAGCTACTAGTATTGAAATAGATCAAGCAGAGGCTATATTAAGAGTTGAGTTAGGCTCATCTGTTGATAAAATGAGTTCTGCTGAAATAAAAAGAGATTTGTATTTATTTGCAAGAGCAAATCCAGTTTTATTTTTAGATCTTGTAAATGATGAAAATGTTGTACTTAGGAACTTAGCTATTAAAGCTACTGAAACTGGTGTAATAAAATTATCGCAAGATCAAAGAAATTTTTCTTGGGGCTCTAACGATAGAAAATTAATGGAAGTACCTTTTGATGAAAACCCATATTCTGCATTTGCAGCTTGGCTTAAAACTGATGAAGGTGTTGAAGTTTATAAATCAATACAAAAAAGGTTAGGTTAAAAACAAGTAGTCACGGCCCTTTAATTAGGGCCTGTGATTATAATAAAATATAAAATGGCAATATCAGTAGATAAAGTATATAGAAAAGTATTAGCAATACTAAATAAAGAATCAAGAGGTTTTTTAACCCCAGACGAGTTTAATAGAATAGGTTCGCAAGTGCAGCTTGATCTACTTGACAAAGCTTTCCATGATTATAATAGATCTGTAGCTAGAGAAACTATGGGTCGTGGTGGTCAAGGTTATGGTGACATACCTAAAAAAATACAGGATCGTATAGATCCATTTTATACAACTAGCGCTATTACTTTAACTAGTGGTGTTGGTGCTTTACCAACTGTTACTGTAGATGATTATACAAGGTCAAATGTGTATAATATAGTTAGAGTAACAACAGATGACAATAGTTCGCTAAATACAACAGAGGTTGATAGAGTAGAAAAATCTAAACTAAGTTACTTATTATCTTCACCAGTAACAGCTCCATCAACAACATTTCCAATATATTATATAACAGGTGAAAATATTAATGTAAACCCTAATACAGTATCAAGTATTAGTATGGATTACATATCAATACCTAGTGATCCAGTATGGAACTCTACAGCTGATTCTAACGGTGCTTTAACTTATACAGCTACTGGTTCAACTGATTTTACTTTACACTCTTCTAGTGAAGTAGATTTAGTATTAGGTATATTAAGATATACAGGAGTAATTATAAAAGACCCAAGCGTTATACAAGCTATAGGTCAAGAAACAGCAACAAAAGTACAACAAGAAAACGCTTAGTAAATGGGACTATTAAACAATAAAACAAACGAAACATATTACACCGGTAGTCAGTCTTTTTATATTAGTGGTACTATACCTTATACATATACATTAACTGCAATACAAACAGAGCATGGTAGTAAAATAACTGCTGATGATATTAGAGTTTATGTAGAGTCTAATAACACTAATTATACTGATAGAGAAATATTTGATTGGACTGTTGCTGATGGTGTTTTAACTGTATTAACATCAGGCGCTGCAGGTGGCGATGGTGATGAGGCTTTTAATGATTTAAATGATCTTAGCGCAGAAGGTGTATTAAGAGTAGAACTAAGAGACCATGTTTTAGGTGGTTACAGGCATACTTCATTGTCAGATATAGTTGCTAACTTTATGATAGGTTATGTGGGTGATGGTAAATTAATAAACAATACTAGTAAAACAGATGTTGTTTTTCATGCTAGAAGAGGTTTGCAAGAGTTTAGTTATGATATATTAAAAACTGTTAAATCACAAGAAATTGAACTAGGACCATCATTATCAATAGCTATGCCACAAGACTATGTTAGCTATGTAAAGCTTTGTTATATTGATAGTTCAGGTATAAAGAAAATAATATATCCAACTAGATTAACTATAAATCCAACAGAAGCACCTGTTCAAGATGGTGATTATAACTATATATATGATAACAACGGACAAATAGTTAGTGGAACACCATATACTGAAACACAATGGCAAGCTTTTGACACAGACAACTTAACAGGTAATTTAAGCACTGAAGATGATTACTATATAAGTAGAGACAATCATTTAGGTACTGATTTTGGTAGAAGATATGGTATTGAGCCAGAACACCAACAAATAAACGGTTATTTTACTATAAATGAAAGAACTGGTAGTTTTAATTTTAGTAGTGATTTATCTGGTAAAATAATAGTTGTAGAATATGTTTCTGATAGTTTAGGTACTGACTCTGAAATGAAAGTACACAAGTTTGCAGAAGAAGCTTTATATAAACATATAGCTTTTAATATATTATCTACACGAAGAAATGTACCTGAGTATATAGTTCAAAGATTTAGAAAAGAAAGAAGAGCAGCGATGCGTAACGCTAAACTTAGATTATCTAAGATTAATTTAGCTGAAATATCACAAGTATTAAAAGGACAAAGTAAACGAATTAAAAATTAATATATGCCTAAAATTCAAAATAGCTTTTTACGAGGTAAGATGAATAAAGACCTTGATGAAAGGCTTGTGCCAAAAGGTGAGTATCGTGAAGCACAAAATATATTAATTACGCAGTCAGAAGGTTCTGATGTAGGCGCTATTGAAAATATAGAAGGTAATGCTTTAGCTGTGCCTATGCCTACTATTACAGGTAATATGGAAACTATAGGTTATCACGCTGACAACTTAAATAAAAAAGCTTTTTGGTTTATTACTGATTTTACGGGTGATGATGGTGATATAAGAACAATGTCTAGAGCTCAGTCTACTAATACTTGTCAAATATTAATGGCTGATTTAAATAATACATCTGAAGAGGCTAAAATAATAGTACAAGGTCATTTTTTAAATTTTAGTAAAAATCATTTAATTACAGGTGTAAACTTAATTGATGATTTATTATTTTGGACTGATAATTATAATCAACCTAGAAAAATAAATATTACAAAAGCTATTGCTGATAATACTTACTACATAAAAGAAGAACAAATATCTGTAGCTAAAGTAGCCCCTTATTTAGCTCCAATACTACATGATTCAACTGGTGCTGGTGACGGGGTAACATTAACTAATGATGAAGATGTTACGTCTGATTATTTAAAAGATAAGTTTGTTAGGTTTTCATATAGGTATAAATATGAAGATGGTGAGTATACTACTATAGCACCTTTTACACAAATAGTTTTTAAACCTTTAAATGATGGTTTAATAGATTCTGTGCTGACCACAGATAGAAGCAAAACAGACAATCAAGATGTTTATTCTAAAACTATAGTAGATGTAATGAAAAATCATTACAATAAAATAGAAATTAGAGTTCCTTTACCTGGAGAAGATACACAAACAAATGTTAGTGCAAACTGGAATAATGAATTACGTATATCTAAAATAGAGGTTTTGATAAAAGAATCAGATCAAGATGTTGTTAAAGTTATTAAAGAAATAGACGTGCTTGATGAAAGCGGTAATACTTTGCAAGATTTTACAGATAATTTAGAAACTTACAGTTTATCACCTAATAATTCTGATGTTTATTACAGAAAAGTTTATAAACATACTTATAGATCAGAACAACCTTATAAAATATTAGAAGATAAACAAATTACAAGAGTTTTTGATCAAGTGCCTTTAAGAGCTAAAGCTCAAGAAGTATCTGGTAATAGAATTATATATGGTAATTTTACAGAAAACTATAATTTACCAAAAGATAACAACGGTAAAACAGGTATAAATTATGTAATAAGAATAAATAGTAAAGGGGATATAGAGTATAATAGATCTTTGTATACTCCTAGTGGTTATGTAAAAAAAGAAAATAATAAAAACGTTTATAAAAACCACTCTATAAAACAATCAAGAGAATATCAAGTTGGTATTATATTGGCTGATAAATTCGGTAGACAATCACCTGTTATATTGTCAACAGCTAATCAACAAGATCTTGATCCAGCTATAGTTATTCCTGAAGAAATAGATACTATAAAAGTAGATTATAAAACAAGTGATTTATCTGAAATATACATTGATACTAGCACTGGTGATAAATTTTATAGTTGGTCTATTAATCAAATAGCTATAGGTCAAAATCTTTCTATAAAATTTAATGAAAATGAAATTATACCTTCTAGTGAAGTTTATAATGGAAATATAGATGATGAAAATTATAATCCTTATGGTTGGTATTCTTATAAAATAGTTGTAAAACAACAAGAGCAAGAATACTATAATGTGTATACTAATCACCCTGCTGATCATTGGAATAATGAATCTAATAGTCATGATGATGTTTTAGGTTTTTCTTGGATAAGTTTATATGGTGATAATATAAATAAAATACCTAGAGATGTATCAGAAACAGATGATGTAACACAAGGTGTTGCAGGATCAGACTCTAAATTATTTCCTAAAGTTGTAAAATCTTCTGTAGATGGAGATAATTTATCTGTAATGGGTCAAGATCAAGATCCTGTAGAAGTTATGACTGTTGGTACTGCTAGAGAACAAGGTATATTAACTCAAGGTGATAGAGATAAAGATAGGGTTCATGATTTTGTTATGGCAAAACGTAATCCTTTATTAGCACAAGTAAAATCATTAAATAACAATGAAAATAATAGGGTTTTATACAAAATAAATGTTAATGTTTTTGAATCTAACGAAGAGGATAACTCTTATGTTTTGGTTGGCGATGGTAATGTTATAAATCCATTTATTAGAGTTGGACAACAAATATCAGAAGCTGGATTTAATACTGAATTTAACGGTGTTAATATCCAACCCATTAGATTAGGTAAGCTTGTTCAAAAAATTAGAATTGACAATGATGAACAAGATGATTGGGACGGTAAAAGTGTTATTGCTGATGAAACAAGTCTTGTTACTGGAGTAACAAAAGCAAAAGTTGGTCAATTTATTGATTATAGATCTTCTAATGAAGATGATACCCCAGAAACCGCTGCTGATTTTCAATATTACGGCATTGCTAGCACTTCAGATTTTCAATCAACAGGTTTTGTTTTTACAACAGCTACTACTATAGAACATGGTAACGAAACAACTGTCAGAAGACCTATAGTAGAAAAAATAGAAATTAATGAAAACGGGACTAGAATGTCTATAGAGTGTGATAGAAGAGTTTTTCCTAGCGGAACTAAAACAAAATTATTACAACTAGGAACTTATGATGATGGAGATCAAATGATGGGCTTATATGATCCAATATTAATAGAATCAGTAGAAACAAAATCTAGAATTATTAATGGTGAAATAAAATATTTTCAAAAAATTAAATTATCTCATGATGTGGATTTTTTAGCAAATCAAGATTTAATTATTCAAAACATAGAAGAAAAACCAATAGCTGTTTCAACTGGTCTAACTGTTTTAGAAACAAATCCTATTAAATCTAATTTAGATATTTTTTATGAATCATCAACAAGTGGTTTAATAAAAGATTTAAATGATTTTAATCCAGGTTTAGGACCATTTAATATACCCGGTTTAAAACAAATAGATATTTCGTATTTTAATACATTTATATTAGCTGGTGGAGGTGATTCTTCTATTAATAAACCAGGCGTTTTTCATATTGAAGAGTCAAGAATAAAAGGCGAGTACAATGGTATATCTACAGATTATGGTGTTAAAGCTCATATTGTTGATGATAACTATGCTTCAAGAATAAGAACAAACGCTTTAATACATTCTGGTATATTTAATGCTAAAACAGATGTCAACGAGACTAATCAGTTTTCAATTGGTGAATCTATAACAAAAGCTGTTGATGTACAAAACGGTAGTATAGAAAAACTATATGCTGAAGATACTAACTTAATAATATTTCAAGAAAACAAAGTTAGTAGAGCGTTAATTGATAAAGATATTATATTTACACAAGAAGGTCAACCACTTACTACAGCTTCTAAAGTAGTTATAGGTCAAATAGGTGCTTTTGCTGGTGATTATGGTATAAGTAATAATCCTGAAAGTTTTGCAGTTCATGCTGGTAGAAAATATTTTTCTGATAAAAATAGAGGTGTTATATTAAGATTATCACAAGATGGTTTAACACCTATATCAGATTCTGGTATGCGTAGTTTTTTTAGAGATAACTTACAAAATGCCAATAGAATATATGGTATGTATGATGAGCGAAAAAATAAATATGTAATATCTATACAAAACAACCACGGTATAGCTTCTACTTATTTATCAGAATATGGAACTTCAACAGATACTACAACTGAAACAAAAGACACGTATGCTACACTTTCTTTTGATGAAGGTTCTAAGGGCTGGGTTTCGTTTTATACTTATAAACCAACATTTGGATTTAGTATAGATAATAAATTTTATACATATAATTTACAAAGCTTATACGAGCACTATAGAAACGATGTTAAAAGATGTTTGTTTTATAAATCTGTTTATACAGATCCAGCTAACATTGAGTTTGTGTTTAATGATCAACCAAGTGTTATCAAAAATTTTCACACTATAGAGTATGAAGGCACTACTGGTTGGAAAATGACTTCAGCAGGAACAGATATGCATGTTGCATACCCTGTTTTAAGCAATGATACAACAGTATCTTCATTATCAATACCTGTAAACTTTATAAATAAAGAAAACAAGTATTATGGGCACATAAGAAATAATACAACAACAACTGCTTTAAACCAAGTATTAGGTGTTGATTTATCAGGTATAAAAGGATATTTTAATAAAGTAAAAATGCAGTACTGGAAACCAAATGAAGCAGTAGCTTCAGCTGTAAGTAAAGGTGAACTTTACGCTGTGAACAGTGAAACTGTATATTCATCACAATAATTATGGAAGAAAGATTATATTTATTTTTAGGTTTGTTTTTTGTAACAATACCAGTTTTTGCAGATCCTACTGGTGGAATGGCTACTGCTGCAATAATTTCAGCGGGTGTTAGTGTTCTTAGCGGTATATTTGGTGGTGTATCCGCTGGTGCTGCAAGAAGACGGGCTCAAAGAAAAGAAAGAGCAGCCGCTGGACAACGTATGGAATTAGAAGCTAACAGGCAAGACATACCTACATTTGGTCAAGAGTTTGAAAATCCTTACTCTAATCTACAAGTAGCCACTAGAGCATCTGAAATACAAGCTGAACAAGCTGATATATCTTTAGCTAGCACACTAGACACACTAAGAGCTACAGGAGCTAGTGCTGGTGGCGCTACTGCTTTAGCAAGAGCTGCTGCGCAAAGTAAAAGAGGTGTTTCTGCTAGTATAGAACAACAAGAGGCTAGAAACGCACAGCTAAGAGCACAAGGTGAAGTACAAGCTGCGCAAATGAGACAAAGAGCTGAAATGGCTTCGTTCCAAGCACAAGAAAGAAGAGAAATGCAACAGTTAAATAGACAAGCTAGTTTAGAAAGTTCATTTAATCAACAGGCGGCGGCATATGGAGCACAAAGCTCACAAATGATAGGTCAAGCCGTAGGTGCTTTAGGTACTTTTGCTGCACAAGGTGGTTTTGGAAAAAGTGGACCTTTTGCTAAAAAAGAGGATCCTAATACACCTACTACAGGAACTATTGGCGATACTACTGGTGGTAAAATTGGTTCTGCTTTTGATTTTGGTGGTGCTAATCAAGCTGCTAGACAAGCTTATAGAGCTATGACGCCAGAACAACTTCAAAATTTTGGAGCTTTAACGCAGTATGGAGAAGATATTACAAGAAGACAATTTATAGATCAATACAATATGGGTGGTCAAGCGCTTGATTTATATAATACTACAATGGCTCCTACACAGGGTTATGGAACATATTAACAATAATTAAATTATGGCAACAAAACCAAGAACAAACAGAAGTCCTTATATGAGCGCTAATTTAGGTAGCGGCGCTAGAACAACAACAGGAGGCACGTATGAAAATCCTAGGTTAGGCATAGAAGATTATACTGCTTTTAGCAGGGGTGTAGCGTCTACATTTAGAATACCTGAAGAAGAAGAAAAAGAACAAGAAGAACTACAAGGGTTTAATACAGCTTTTGAGTTAGGTAAAAATGATTTTTTAAAGAATAATGATCCTAATTCTCCTGACTTTGGTAAAACTTATTCAATAGAAGTTAATCCAACAATTAATCAAACATGGGCAAATACAGAGCTAGCTGCTTTACAAAAACAATATGAAAAAGCTGATACAAGAGGAAAAGCTGCAATACAAAACCATATAAATGGATATAAACAAGCTATTGGTGCTGAAGGTTCTAGTTTTCAAAAATATTTACAATACGTTAGTGACCCAGATGTTTACGATGTAAATGTAAGTAATAAGTTTTTACCTGGAGCTGATGGTAAAAATAGTAGTTTAACAATAGATCAGTTTGCTAAAATTAATTCAGAAAACCCTAGCGCTGTAAAAATATCTTCAAGACCTGGTCAAGGTAGATTACAAGGTACTACTCAATATGGTTTTGAAGTTAATGGACAATTTATAAACGCTAGTGCAATGACAGATCAATGGCTTAGTGATAACTTCAATGTTAAATCTAATTTAGGTCTTGATACTCAAAAAGCAATAGGTAAAGATGGTGCTACGCCAGGTTATACTACTGTAAAAGCAACTTATAATACTGATGGCGCAAGCGTTAGTCTTGAATTACCAGGTGGCGCACAAGTTCAAACAACTAAAAACGCTGCTAAATACATAAGAAGTGATTGGTATAGTAAAACAGATGAGTTTGCTAATAAGTTTGCTACTAGTAGATATAGCGGTGAAAACGACGCTATATATGAATCAGCTTGGTCACAATTAAGTAGTAAATACAAAGATGGTTCTTTCACACCTACTAGAGAAATGTTAGATCAATTAGGTGTTGAAAATGCTTCTGATATAGTTGATTTAAAATTAAACGATCAACAAAAATTAATTCTACTACAAGATCAGGCTAAAGAAGAATTTAAAGTTGTAAATGGTAATACTGGTTACATAAGAGGTGAAGACGGTAGAGCGTTATCAAGAAACGTTGTACAGTACCAAAAAGATACGGTTATAAAAGATGGTCCTGATAAAGGTAATTCTATAGCTGGTAACTCTTTATATACTTCATTTAAATCTCTTGTAGATACTCAAGCTTTTGAAGGAGCTAGTGGTGATATATTTGCTAAACAAACAGTTGATCCAGGTAGATTTGTTGATTTAATGACTAAATCTAGTAAAAGTGGTGATTTTTACTTTACAAAAGAAGAATTATTAAGTAATAAAAACCAATTAAGAGACAGGTGGGTTGAAAGCACAAATAAAGGTATTAAAAAGAAATCTGAAATGGTAACAGCAGATGATTTTGATGCTGCGGTTTCAGGAACAGTTGGAGGTAAAGATAATGTTGTGTTTAAAGTACCTGCAAAAGGCGGTAAATTTGAACCTGTTGCTGGGTTTGATGGTACTATATTGGGTGCTATGGGTATTTATGGTAGAGACTCATTTGGTAGCAATGTTGATCAAGCTAGAGCTATAAATTACGCGCAAAGCTTGTTTTTATCAGGTGGAGATGTAAGCACTGTTCAAGATCCTTTTCAATCAACTGGTCTTATGAATTATGCTAAAACGCCTGGAATAGGTGTTGAGTATGGTGTTCAATCAGCTGGTGATCAAGTACAAGTAGTAGATAAATCATACGTAAAAAAACCAAGTTAGTATGAATGAATTATATTCTGTTGATGGTCAGATATATGAAGTATCTCCTGAAAACAAAGAAAAATTCCTAAATGATTTTCCTGGTGCAGAACTTTTTCAAGAAAGAAGTGGTGTAGAGGTTGATATGACAGAGCCAGATCAAGTTATTATGGAGCAAACTGAATTTGCTACAGATATGTTAGATTCTGAAGATATGAGTGTTGATGAAGCTAGAGCTTATCTTGAAAATAAAGGTATATCTATATTTGGCACACCTGATCAACAGCTTGAAAGAAAATATAGAGATCAACTAGTTTCTAAAGAAGGTAGGCAAGAACTTTTTGGTGTAGATTTAAATAAAAATTTAGGTCAAAGAATACAAAACGCAGAGTATTTAGCTACACTTGAAAAAGAAAAAAGAGGTTTTGTAAAAGCTCCAGAAGATAAAGGATTTTTTGAAGACATAATGCAAGCTGCAAAAGAAGGTACGACAGCTGGTTCTAGCGTTAATGAAGCTTTTGATGTTTATAAACACGGCGCTAATATTACAGATGAAAAATTAGACGCGTATATAGAGGCTGCTGCTAAAATGGAGGAAATAGGACCTACTAACGAGCAATATGAGTTTACAAAAGCACAAACAAGATATGGTGGTGGTATTTTTGGTACTTTAAAAGCTTTAAGTGAAAACCCTGGATTTTTTCCTCAATTACTAGTTAGTAGTATAGCTACAATGGGTTCGTCTATGTTAGACTCTGAAGAAGTTGCTGGTACTAGTTTAGCTTCAGCTGGTATAGGTGCTAGCGCTGGATTTACAATGGGATCACTAGGTTATAGCTTTGGTCCTGTTGGAGCATTAACACAAGCTGGTGGCGCTGTAACAGGAGCTTTTAGTGGTGGTATAGGTGGTTTAGTAGGCGCAATGGAAACTGGTTTAACTTTAACTGATTTGTTAAAAACTGAGCTAGATGGTAAAGAGTTTAATAAAGAAAATATAAGGGGTATATTAGAAGATGATGATGCAGTAGAAAGAATAAAAAACGCTTCATTAAAAAGAGGTTTAACTATAGGGGCAGTAGAAGGATTAACAGCTGGTTTATCTAGAGGTGTTGGTAGTAGTCTTTTAAAATCTGGGGCAAGCCCTACTAAAATAGCTGCTAAAACAGGTGTTATAGAAATGACAGGTGGTGGTGTTGGAGAGCTTGGTGGTCAAATAGCTACTAAAGAAATAACTGGACCAGTTGATTTAGGAGAGGTAACATTAGAAGCTGTTGCAGAAGTAAAAGGTGTAGCTAATGTTTCTGATATAGTATTTAGATCTTTAAATAAAAGTCAATATAGTGTTAACGGTGAAAAAAGAACTAAACAAGAAGTAAAAGATATAGTTGAAAGTAAAAATATTAAAGCAGATGAGTTGGCTAAAATAAAATTTAGTGTAACAAATGATAAAAACTTTAATAATTTTGTTAAAGAAAAACAAAATGATGCTATTTTAGAAACTCAAATAAACGAAAGAGTTTCTGATATAAACGATAGAAAACAGTTGGTTGATCTTGAAAAACAAAGAATACAAGCTGAGATTGATTCAAAGAAAACAGGTATACAAAAAATACCTGGATCTGAACAAAGATTACAAACTATAAATGCTCAAATAGACGCTGTAGTAGATAAATACTCTGGTGTTGACGCTAGAACAAGTGAAGTTAGAGGTAGAAAAAAAGCAGCTGAACAAGTAAGAGAAGCTGTAGTTCAACAAAATTTTGAAGCAAATATTGAGTTTGCTAAAAAACATAGTGGTTTATATAATTTAGAAATAAATGATAAATTAACTAGACAAGAAATTTTAGAAAAATACGGTAAACAAGCTGCAAAAAGTAACGGTTTTATAGA